GTCATAGATACATACCCCACCGGAAGCCATAGTAACTATCTGATAATCGTTTGCCTCATCGTTCCAGACGTACAACTCATTCATTTCAATGGTTTCTTCTGCCGTTTTTGGACGGTACAGAAGGGTTCCCTCTAGCGGAGCATTCAGATTTCCCTGCATAGTCGGAGAGAAACTAGAGGTAATAATCCGCTGAACACCCGCAGGCATCTGAACTGTTTCCTGCATGGATACGGAAACACTCTCTAGAATACGTTTCTTATTAGGATGGGCGGCTAAATCCCGCTCCAACTGTCCTTTTGTCGTGTAGTAAGTGTTGACAAAAGCCTCTTGTTTATCAAGTTGGGTAATGTCTTCCCTTAAAACACCGAAAGAAGACGGGTCAACCAGATAGGGAATTGTCTCTTTTCCCCTCTGAATCAACTTAATCATCATACTTCCATACACCAATGACCAGACAACGGCTTGACCAAAAACAATATCAGCGTTGGAATCCGACCATTTATCGTTCAGTCTACGAACCAATGGCCCTGTTTTTGAATGTTCTGTTTTGGCGTTGACACCTGCTCCCAGAACAATAGAAAACCTAGTTGTATCAGCGGCAAATAGGAAAGAAGCCAACTGGTCAATATGAGGATAAATCTTATTGAAAGATGCAGGCTGAGAGTCAGGGCCAGAACCAAATAGGAAATAAGAACGAAGTGAGCCATAATTAGCCATCCTGTCATCACGGGAGGCAAGACATTTCCCCGCTAAATCCTGATAGAGTTCTTCTCTCTCATTAGGGTTGGTTGGTATTTTCATGTTGGTATCTTGCTGTCGTCTTTGGCATGGACAATAACATTTTGTCTCCAATCAGGCAAACCTTGCTTCACGGAGTTCAAATCCACACCAGGTTGAGTAGCTCCAAGTGCCTGAACTGTGCTTTGTAATCCTTGGTTTGGAAGGGCTCCCCATCCACCATTCATGCCAACTCCGTATTTACCCTGTATTGCATCATTCAACTGTTGCATCTGGTTTACTGCTTGGGGTTGAGGGCGTTTAACGGCAGAAGTACCGTTTTGGTTATTAATGTCGGTCAGCTTGTAATCCTTGGCTAACTGTTCCAAGGTACGGTCAATATTTTTTGTCCTACCAGAAGTGGATATGGATTGCGGGGTGAAAAACCGTCTTTCAACGGTAGTGCATCCCTTTGGACAAACTGCCTTGGCTGATTCAAATGGCCCGTGAGCCATACACATCCATTCTTTCTTGATAGTCATTTCTTCCCCCATATTGATGAAAAACTAGGCATACCCTCTTTAATAGGCATGGGTTGAACCTTCTGCAATGTCATGGAGCCAAGGTTTACAGAATACTTGTTATTCTGAATGGGAACCTCCCTCCACACAAGAACCTTCTTTGTACCATCCCTCACTACTTGCCAATGTCCAGCGTCATACTCCGGTATGAACTTGGATAACTTCCTGACCATGCTAGGCCACAATGACCTAGTTCCAAACGCCATTTCGTACAACTTTGGTTGAGTTGTTCCCAAATGTCGGGCAATGGTATACAGGGTTAGCCCTTCCCCCTTGCCATCAGTCAACTTGGTTGTAGGAGTTACCTTATCCTTTAGCCAATCCTGAATGTATTGCTTGGGAAGCATTATCTAGCGGCCTCCAGACCTATCATCTTCAGATAGTTATTCACAGACTTACCAACAGAATCAGGTACAGCATCCTTCCCATCCGGACGGGAAACTACATTAGCCTGAACCAGCCTGAGTCGAATAAAGTCTATCCAAGCAATAATGGCTAGGCACATAGCCACCACCCTGTCATCCTTACCCCTACCTGGAACTCCCAACTGTCCGTCATCCCTGACCACGTTCTTCATTTCGTCCATCAGTTCGGTGGACTTACAAAGAACCAGACCACGTTCAAAACAGTCCTTGAACCCGTTGAACATACGCTCCTTGGTGTCGTAAGTAGTCTTCCAATGATAAGCACCTGGAGCAGAACTGATGGTGTCTGTTCTCTTATATAGGTAGTTCTGGATGTTCCCTAGAACATTGAACATCCCTGAGTTTCCGGTACGGTTAGCCTCAATGGAAGCAGTACGCTTCAGGTTAATCATTTCCGACCAGACTGCCTGACCTGGGCCATTAATCTCTAGGTTGACCATGACGTTAGGGCCATAGGCTCCAGCAAGGTAGCAAAGCACCCAAGCGTATTGGTAGGTATTACATTCGGCGGTACAGAACTCTGCTACCTGTTCTACTTTATCTGCATAGCATCTAAGGACAACGATAGCAAAACGGTCTGCCCACTCCGACGAGCCGTAGGCAGGGTCAGCGCCAATAACGTAGTGTGCGTTGGATTTAGGCGTTTCCCAGATTTTGAGAGTTGCCACACTTGGCTTACTTGGCACAAGTTCCGTATCCGAGAAATGTTCTCCGAGGACAAATCGGTAGTAATCGGGTGTGAATTGTTTTGCAAGTTTGTACCTGTCAGTAATGGTTTGTGAACTGAAGAACTGAGAACCGCTCATCACGAAAGCGTACTGCTCCGTAGGAGGGAACTCCTGATACATCATCGTCTCATCCTTGATGACCTCTGCCATCTTCCAGCGCCACCAAGCAATCTGCTCCGAGGTTATATCCACCCCGTACAACTGCTTGACCTCCCGAGTCCATGCCCTCTCCTCCGTAGTGAGTTTCCCGTCCCAATACGCCTTATATATAGGGGAACCCTGTTTGACAGAGTAAAACTGGTTCCTCCACCAACCCACGAAAATAGCCCTTTGGGTCTTGGCAGTCTTGGCAGTCTCCCACATCTCATGGTAAATATTGAACCCCCGAGCGGTGGACTCCCACAAGTAAAGCCTGTTAGGGTTGTGTTCGGCAAGAGAAGCCTCCAAAGAGGCTATCCCCTCCTCATCCCCCCATGATGAAGTCTCCGTAGCGTGCATGAACATAATCGCCTTGCCGCGCCCTAACCCACCCTTCTTCCTTGTACCCGCAACCTGATAAACCATCCTTGAACGGTTCTTGAGAACAAGCTGTGTACGATTATGACTCTGGGCAGGTATCTTAAATTCGGCAGGAAGTCCATCCATATACATTGATAGGGTACTTCGGAACATGTCACGGTTATCCTCCGTATCCGTAACCAGCGTCCCCTGTACCCCCCCATACTTATAGTGCCAGTACAAGTCGAGGGCGAGTGAAATGGTAGTGATTCCAAGTTGTCTCCCCTTCAATATCACAAAGTAATGTACCCCCTCCTCCAGACCCTTGCTTATCTCCTCCATCAGATACGTCTGCGTACCCAATAACTGAGAACCCAAGGAAACCAACCCATGCTCCTTGGTTTCCACCTTTAAAGCCTTACAGAACTCATAAAAGTTCTTCAATGGAAATTTCATAGCGTAGCTTCAATCAAAGCCGCACATACACCCAACACCACCCCCCATATCACCCAATCCATCACCAGCATATATCCCCCTATATAGAAAATGCCTTCACATTCAACCTCACCGCCCTGTCATACCTCTCCCTGCTAATAATCTCCTGCCTCTGTAACTTCCTTATCGTCTTCCATAAATGCACCCGACTCCACCCCAACTCCTCCTCAGCCCTCTGCCTCCACCCCTTATGCAACCTAGCCTCCCCATCACACCTATGCAACATCCACCATATCAACCTGTAATCAGGCCCACTCAACGCCTTTATCGCCCATATCGGTACTACTTTCCCCGTTTCCATATCCACCATTCCCCTCAATTGATGCCAACTAAGTAACCATTCTACATAGAATGAAGTTCCTTGTGGTGCTTTTTACATAGCCAAGTCACAGAAATTGGCAGGTCATAATGAACGTGATGCGCCTCTACATCAACAGACCCGCAAACAAAACACGGCTCCCTCACCAAAACTCCCCTCTCTATCTGCCGCCTGGTCACCTTCCTTATATATCTCCTCCTTTTTTCTTCCTCACTCACAGGCTGTCTTCCAACTGAATTGGGTCTTAGTAATTTGTTGGCAGGATTGCCCACTACATAACTGTCCCCATACTTCTTCTTCATCTTCCTCTCATACTTCAGCCTGTCCTTCTCCCTCTGCGCTTCAGGATTCGCCGCATACCGCTCTTTCCAGTAATTAGGGTTCTTTTCCTTGAAATTCTCCTTGTACCTTGCTAATCTCTTAGCCGAAAGGTTTCTCCTTTTCCAACCTTCTGCATACTCCTTACTGCAAACAATACAGTACGCACTTAACCCGTCAGCAGCACTCTTGCTCCCGTAAAACTCATCATCCCCCTTAATAATCACGCACTTAGGACAATATTTCATATTACCTCCAATGGTTTTATTATATGTCACACCAATGTTTTATGCCCATTTTCCTTTTTGGGGGGCTTCTGTGGAGCTCACAACCAAACAGGGCCCAGACCCATTTGAGTCCAGGGCAAGGTGGCAAGGGTCTAGCTCATCAATGCGGTATCACCTAGTCGCCAATAGAAGAAAGCTATGCGGATGGTGCTAGTGATAGCGCGATAGAAGGGAGCTATTGATAAGGGTCGGGCAATAGGCATACCCCACATGGTTCAGGGATTGGTTTATCCTGTATACCCTTCTATATCCTTTATATCCTTCTATGGGGTTTAGCAGTATTGAATGGGCGGATTCCACATTCTTCGGCCTTCTATATAGTGGCGCCAGGACTGTCCTATAGCCTTCTAGGGGCGCGATTGCACATTCTTTAGGGCCTAGTACATGGGCGAATTTGATGCTTGCCAGTATCGGATTTGACCATCGGACACTAATTGTCACAGTGACAAAAATTGTCACATGGGAGTGACAAAAATTGTCAATATTGGGCTGTTTTTACCCTGTTTTGGCCCGTTTTTAGCTTGGCACGGCTATTGCATAGTTACTGCTGCCCATATCGGGAAACCCTCTAAGCCAAGGGCAAACATGGCGAATAGGCGGAAAAAATGAACGTTTATGAAGATGCAATCCAAGAAGCCGCAGGGTACGCATATACCCTTGTAATGCGTGATGGGCTAGATAGCACCATTGCGTGCATTAGGGCATCCGAAAAATTCGGTGTTTCCCTTCAATCGGTTTTAACGGCTTACCTCTGGGGTAGCTACTAACCATGCAAATCCTAATCCTTATTACTTGCGCCATCCTTGGCTATCAAATAGCCAAGCCAATTATCAGCTTGTATCGTTTTATCAAGGGGCATTAATCATGCGAAAAATTGAACGTGAAATGCGCCAAGCTGTCGCCAATCGGCAAACATGGCGCAACGGGAATACTTCGGTTTGTCTTCACTTCTATGGTGAAGAATTCGGTAATGAATGGCATCCTAATGTGTTTTTGCACGACAACCATATAGCTACCATTAAAAATGGTCAATGCGTTGTCAATGTGGAAACCCTTCGCAGATGGCCTAGCGTCACCACTAAATCGCGCCTACGCGCATTAGGGGCGAATATCACTACAAAAAATGGCATTACTTACCTTGATGGGGTGGCAGTATGAAAACCGAAAAATTCTTTATTGAAATTACCGATACCTATGGTGGCGAAGCTAATTACTCGTGGGTACGGCGCTATCTAGTCAATGCCAGGACTATCAAGGGAGCTATTCTTAAATTAGGGCGCAAGCATGGCGCTGGATGGCGCAGGGATTACAGCACGGGCGATATGGCAAGATTTAATCTGGAAGGTAGCGCGATATGCTGTTTCGTTCAATATTCTGACGGTTCAGAGCTAGAACAATATCTAAACGTAAGGGAGATTTAATCATGAGCGACACTTATAACGGGTGGACTAACTACGCCACATGGCGCGTAAATCTTGAAATATTTGATTCTTCAAACCCTTCGGATTATTACGGCAGCTATGGAAAATCAGACGCATATACACTAGGCAAAGAATTAAAAGAATACGCCGAGGAACTAATAGAAAACACTTCGGACGCAGGATTAGCACGGGACTATGCACTAGCGTTTTTGTCCGATGTTAATTGGAGCGAGATTGCAGAAAATATCCTTTCCGATTTAGAAGAAGAAGAATAAGGGGAAACATATGAAAACCAGGTGCTCTGACGTTGTTCTTTATTGCCTATATGTTGTGGCAATTGTTGTAATTATCTTAACTCTTTAAGGGGAATATTATGTTTGAAACAGTAAAGAATGGCCCTAATACAGGCCAATTGGTAAGGCTTGAATGTTGCGGGCCATCAGTAATAGAAAGACTATTGCCTTGGCAAAAAATGGGGTTGTCCTATACCGCTACGGGATATGGGAAAAAAATACCTACGCGGTACATGGTACGAACAATCGACCAAAAATGGCGCAGGGTTTATTGTTGCATTTTCTCTAATGTAGGGACAACCTACGTTATACACGGGAAAGAGAAAACAATTGTCAATATTACGGGTTCTAGTAACTGCAAAATTTAAGGGGAAAACCATGATACGCGACCTATTAGCCAATATATACCTTGATTGGAAAAATAACTATTTGACAATCAGCACCTTTGCAGAGCATATGGGATTAACTGAATTTGAAGCTGAAAACCTAATTAGGGTAGCCAAAAGCTGTTTTTATAATCCCCATCCTGAACGATGAAAACGCTAATCATTAGCCTAGCATCTGGTTTGTTTTCCATTTTAGGCTATACCCTAGTCGATAGGGCTATATCTAAGATGGATACTGAAATAACCCCAATATGCTATGGGCAAATAGAATACCTACTGACGCCTAGTGGAGTAGTACCGTCCTATTTACCGGATGGAAAAATCAAACAATGCTTAGAGAATTCCAGATAAAAATTTATCTAGCGCCCCTAGTTCATCCAATTTATAAATGTCCCATATGGCATGATTGCCATGTATGCCATTGTGGGGCGATTGATGGCACGATTTGCATAAGGGTATGGAAGTAAACCATAAACCCTGCTTTAACTCATGGCAATCAGATGGGCCCGATTGACCACAAACCACACAATCGGATGATTTAATCCGTTCAATATGTCGTGACTGGCTCGCGCTAGGCTTAGGTTTATTCTTTGACCACATTTATATGCACCCCATTATTTGCCGCCCATGCTAAGAGCCAATCAATAAATAAACTGTATCTCGCGCCTGAAAAATCCCTAGTTTGTTCGTCAAGTTGAACAATACCTTCCCCATCTAAGGATGGAATTATCCGGTCTGGTTTTTGACCCTCTTTCGGATTTTCTTTGCAGAATAGGTTTACCAAAAGACGTTTCCAGTCTTTTGCATCCCACTTGGCTCCTAAATGACTAGCGTCACGCGCTATCTGCCCAATAATGTCATGAGCAAACTTCTCTTGTTGACGGGTTTTTGTCCACTCATTAACCTCTAAGACAAACCGTTTTCCCGCAAGTAAAGACGGTTTTATCTCCACCCAAACTTCACTTAACACCTGGTGGCCCTGTTGGGCATTGATAAGTTCTTTTCTCATGGCCAATTTAGCCACTTCTCGCGTATATGCTCGATAGAGCCCTGAAAGTCTGTTTCCCTATATCCCCCCTTACCGTCCGAAATTAGGGCCATCCACGGGCTTCTATTGCGGCGGTAGAAGCATATTGGCTCCAGACCAACCCTAAGACTTTGTTCAACAGCCTGTCTCCACCATGTCGGGCGGGCTAAAGACTCTTGTCTTTTGATTTCAACGGCAAACCCTTTGAGTTCTAAGCAATCCGCTCCTCCACCGCGTGTTTGGGTAATGTTGCGCTGGAGGATAACGCCTAGCTCCTCTCCTAAGAGTTTTAAAAGTTCACGTTCTGCTCCTGCACCTTTGTTTCTCGCCATTTTCCCGCTCATAAAT